ATGGAGCAGCAGTTTTTCACGATCCGGATCGAGCGACAGGAGACCCGCATGGAGCGCCTGGAGCGGCGGAAGAGAGAGACCCGGAAAAGTATTTTCGCCGCCGTGCTTGCCGTCCTCGCGGCGGCAGCCCTGTTCGCCGCACTGGCGGCCACAGAGCCGGTGATTGTTGCGACAAAAGAGGCGGAGCAGGAACTCCAGCCGGTGGTGCTGATCGTGCCGGAGGCAGAGGTATGAGTGATAAGGAAGCTCGTCTGTTTGAGGTGCAGCACCCGGAGCGCCCCGCCGTACAGGTACAGGCGGTGGACCGGCTGCGGGCCATCGCGGCGGCGGCGCGTGAATGGGGAGACCGGTGGACAGAGGTCGCCAGAGACTGCGAGGTCTCCGACCTGGGGCCGGCGCCGGAGCAGAAGCGGAAAAGCAGGAGGACGACATGATTCATGAAAAGGGACTTTGCAAGGTGCTTTCGGCCGCCTACAAGGGCGGCGGATATTCCGTGATCCCAGTCCGGCGGCAGGTGGAGACCGTCGCCAGGTCCTGGCGGCGGAACGAGATCATCCTGAACGGCGCCACCTGGGCGGTGCGCTGCCTGACGGAGGACCTGCCGAAAGAGGCGGCTGTCCAGATCGTCAAGGACGTGGGGTATATGCCGATGGAGCCGGTGAGCGTCCAGAAGAGCCAGCCGAATCAGACCATGCTGGAAGATGTGGCCGACATACGGGAGAGCCAGCTTGAAGAGCTGCGGGACGGATCATCCGTCATGGTGAAGATCCCCGTGATTTTCCGGGACCGCTGGCAGTTGTACCAGACGACAACTGGCGCGGTCTATGCCTTCGACACGGAGCTGCTGAAGCTGATCGACTTCAAGGAAGTATCGCCGGAGTGCCGGATTACGCCGCATGGCAACATGGCTATGTTCTTATGGGAAGACGAGATGGTATTTCTGGCGCCGGGGCGGTTCTCCCGGGAGAACGAGGAAAAGATCCTCTACATAGCAGGGATGGACTGGGAGAATCAGGTGGAGGCCGACGATCCCGTGGTGAACCTGAACCTGTTCAACGCGGACCAGGACGAGCCCCTTCTGACGCCGGAGGAATGATGTGGAAATGGAGAATCAGGAATACTACTTCGACGTGTCATATCAGCGCAGCAAGGACGGGCCTGTGGGCATGATCTATCTGCCTGATATCGGCAGCGTAATGGAGTGGATGCAGAGGAATGGCGAGAGCATCCACTTCGCCCTCCTGCTGAAAATGCCGGGAAACGCGGACGGCCTCGTGGATCGGGAGGTATGAGATGGAAAGCAGATTTGAGAGGATTACAGAATCTCCGGACGCCCTGGCTGCTGTGCTGGCTTCTATCCCAACGGCGGACGCACCGTGGGATATAGCATTCGAGCGGGCCTTCTGCGCGGGCTGCGCCCTGGAAAACTGCGATGGCTGCCAACACAAAAACCTGGATCGGATTAAGTGGTGGCTGGAGCAGCAGACGGCGAAAGCCTTTTTGACCAGGAAGGGTAAGCGATCCGGGTGGTTTTCCATGTCCAAGAAGCAGGAATTGGTGGACAAGCTGGGTCCTATTGAGCACCAGACGGAAGAACTGCTTGAGGAGCTATGCGGCAACTACTGCAGATACACCAGCGCCGCCAACGGAAAGACCAGGGATGAACTGTTGGATATTTGCGAGGACTGCCCGTTGTCCAGGTTGAGAGATTTGATCGGAGTATAGGCAATGGGAAAAATCAGGTGCCCGGAGTGCAGATACCGGGCAGCAAAGTTTTCGGACTACACCTGTGACTATGCGGGGATCACGGGCCATACGAGGCGGGCCGTCCCGCCGGAGCGGTGCAGGCATTTTGAGCCGGAGCAGCCGCCGGAGGCCGCAAAGCGTGCGAAGCCGAAAGGGCCCGCCATCGCCATCAACCCAAGCCGTCGGCGGACCCGGTACGACTGGGAGAAGGCTAAAATGCTTTACGACCAGAAGTGGAGCGATTCAAAGATCGCGGCCGCCATGGGATGTGATGTCAACAGCGTTCTCGCCTGGCGGAAGCGGGAGAAGCTGCCGCCATGGCCGCGCTCGGTGCAGATTGTGGCGCGGAAGGAAGTGGTGGTGTGAAAATACCGGATGATGTGTTTACGACCCGTTGCCGCTACTGCGGTCATGGGCAGACGGGAGCGGAAAATAAAGAAATCCCGGATGATAAACTGTTTATTCACTTTTGGGCAAAGCAATCGCCGTGCAGGATCATCGGGATTGCACAATGTGATAAGGTCCAAGGCGAGTGTCTGGACTTCAAGCCTAACCCGATGTTTGGAATTTGCGAATACTGCACTTTCACAAACAGTTTTCATCCCGGATTTTGTACAGCACCCAGCGGGCCGGTGAACAAGCGGCGGGTATTCCTGGGGTGGAGTGGAATCGGGGATTACTACTCTGTCCACGCGCTTTTCACCTGTGATCGCTATCGAGTGAATGAACTGTGGAAGGACCTAATCCTAAAAAATGCCGTAGAGGGCCATGCTCCGGCTAATTTTGACCCGGAGACTTGGGAGGCACTGGAGCACATCGACGGGACGCCGACGGCAAAAAGGTGGGCGGACCTGCAAGCCAAACGAAAGGCAGAACTGGAGGCAGAGGTAGAAAAAGAGGCGGGAAAAAGGGCAGAGCTGGAGCAAAAACAAATTTCCATGTTTGAAGACTACTAAATTGAAAACGGAATAAGGTGCGTGTATGAGAATCGAAGACCTTCCGCCGTGGGCGCAGGCTCAGGCGGCGAACCAGATCATGGCGCGGCAGCGGAGGAACAACGGCAGGAGCCGGCCCCCCTCCCCTGCCCTGTCGGACGATGAAGAAGAGATGCCGCGGCGGGCGGCATCCAAATACCACAACCGGAAGGCCGCCCGGATCACGGCGGCGGGAAACATTCTGGAATTTGACAGCCAGAAGGAGGCGCGGCGGTATGACGAGCTGGCGCTGCTGCTGGCGGCCGGGAAGATTCGGGACTTGAAGCTCCAGCCGGAGTTCACCCTGCAGGAGGCATACACCACCCTGGAGGGCGTGCGGGTCCGGGCCATCCGGTACAGGGCAGACTTTTCCTACGAACGGGCCACGGAGCCGGACTGCTGCGGAGAGGTCCACTGGCTGCTAGTGGTGGAGGACGTGAAGAGCGAAGCCACCAAAACCAGGGTATACGCCATCAAGCGGAAGCTGATGCGCGAGCGGCTGGGTATTGATGTGCGGGAGGTGTGAGCCATGAAGAAAAAACCACCTGTCTGCGCCGAATGCCAATACATGAAACTGACGGGATGGGCAAAGTTGACAGCAAATAGCTGGGGAAGAAAGGGACCGCGGGGAGACTGTACGTGCAATCATCCGGCCGCTGAGGAAACTTTTAGAAAAATGTGCCCGCGCAGTCCCCGGATGCCTGGTTTCATCGGTTTCACCGCGCCCGGTGAAAGTGTCCCGCAGACCAAGACGGCGCCGCGCTGGTGCCCACTTCGATTTTCGGAGGTGTAGGCCATGAATGGAACAGAGGCCAGCCGGATTTCCGGTGGGAACAGCGCTTATGGACGCGCAAAAGGAGACCTATATCCGACGCCGCCAGAGGTTACATACGCACTGCTGGATTTTCTTCGACTGCCAGGCAATACCAGGATTTGGGAGCCGGCCTGCGGGAACGGAGATATGGTGCATGAGATGGAAGTCTGGGGGTATCAGGTGACCGGAACAGACATTTCCATGGGCCAGGACTTTCTGACGGTATCCCCTGTTTCCTGCGACTGGATCATCACCAACCCGCCGTTCTCCCTATCAGAAGTGTTTATCCGAAGGTGCCAGTACATTGGGAAGCCGTTCGCCCTGCTGCTGAAAAGCCAGTTTTGGCACGCAAGAAAGCGGCTGGAATTGTTTCAGGAAGATCCGCCGGCGTGGGTGCTTCCCCTGACATGGCGGCCGGACTTTCTATTCAAAACCAGAGGCAGAGGCACACCGCTGATGGACGTACTGTGGTGTGTTTGGGCAGCACCAGAGCTGCCACGGTTCGGGACACATTACCAGCCGCTGCCGCGGCCGGATATGGGAGGCATCACATAAATGGAACATCTCCGTTTTTGCGGTTCCCTCAACATTGCTTGCGGCTATGCCGGTGAGCAGGGATTCTGCACGCTGACCAGATGCCCCGTGGTTCTGGACGGTATTCCTGCGGCCATGAAAAGGGCACAGGGGGAACGCAGAAAGAAGGGGCCGCCTGGGCAGTGCCCACAGTGCGGGGCCTTTGTCCTCGCTTGGGATTGTCGGTCCGATATTTCCCGGTGCTCGAAATGTGGTGGGAACAACGAGGAGAGGCAGAGCCAGAAATGAAAGCGGTATTCAGGTATCCAGGGAGCAAATGGACCGCGGCAGCTTGGATCGTGAGCCATTTCCCGGCGGATTATGAAAAGGCAGTCTATCTTGAACCATACTTTGGCAGCGGCGCGGTGTTTTTCACAAAAAAACCCAGTGTTGTGGAAACGATCAATGACCTGGATGACGAAGTAGTGAATCTGTTCCAAATGCTTCGGAGCCAACCGGAAGAGCTGGCCCGGGAGATCGAATTGACACCATACAGCCGTCGGGAATATGACCTTGCCTTTCAGCCGTGCGAGGAGCCGCTGGAGCGGGCCAGACGGTTTCTGGTCCGCACCAATCAGGCAATCGGCGCCAAAATGGGTGGGAAATGCGGATGGCGAAACCACAAGCAGAAGAAAATCGGCGGGACCGCCTGCAAATGGCGGGGAGTCCCGGAGGCAATCCGGATGGCTGCTGTGCGCCTGCAGGGCAGCCGAAACCAGCTTGTGCAGATTGAGAAGATGGACGCACTTCGGCTGATACGGCGATATAACTCTCCCGAAGTCCTGATGTACCTTGATCCGCCGTATCTGCGTTCCACCCGAAAAAGCGGCCGGATATACAGATATGAGATGGACATAGGAGGCCATCAAGAGCTACTGGAGGAAATTACCGGAAGCCGCGCCCGGATCATCCTGTCTGGATATGACTCCAGTCTGTACAAGGATGCCCTTCAAGGATGGAACAGTTATGCGAAAGAAGTTCGGACCACATCCGGAGAGAAGGCGATGGAAATGATCTGGACGAATTACAGGGACACAGATGCACAGCTTACATTATTTGACCGAAGTGAAGCTGCTCCATGACCCCGGAAACTTGGGACGGGCCGGAAAAGAGGTAGCGGGAGTGATTGAGGTGTGAAGATCTTATCATGCGGCGCCGGGATGCAGTCATCGGCCCTGCATCTGATGAGCTGCGAAAACGCCCTGGCAAAGATACGGGGAGAACCGCCTGTATGGCCCCAGGTGCCGATTTACGACATATCCATATTCTGCGATTTGGGATTCGAGCCGCCTTGGGTGAAAAAGCAGGTCGAATTCCTGGCAAACGCCGGTCATTCTTGCGGGGTGCCACTTGTGATTCTGGATTCTCCGCTCTACACCGACTTTATGGAGAATTTCGGGGAAAGGCGGACGATCAGCATCCCGTGGTGGACCATCAAGGAGGACGGCCACAAAAGCAAGATGCCTCGCAACTGCACCATCGACTACAAGGTAGAGCTGATCTCCAAGTACGTCCGGTGGGAGCTACTTGGTTACAAGAAGGGGCAGAGACTCCGGGACGAGGACAAGAAGGCCCACGAGATGCACATGGGCTTTAGCGCGGAGGAGGCCCGCCGGTGCAAAGAGAACCCCAACCCCATGTTCGTCAACAAGTTTCCCCTAGTGGAGATGGGCTTAACCCGGGCCGACAACTACGCCTATATCAAAGACGTGTGGGGACTCGAAACTAGGGCCAGCGCCTGCGCCTTTTGCCCCTTCCACAAGAACTATTTCTTTAAGTACCTCCGAGAAAATGAACCAGAGCAGTTTGCCCAGGTTGTCGGGGTGGATGAGCTGCTGCGGGATAAAAAACCGAAGCCGCCTATGGATTCCGACTTGTTCATATCGAGAAGTCGAAAGCGGCTCATGGATCTGACCGACGAGGACTGCAACGATGCTGAGTGCTTTGAATATTGCGGGATGCGGGTTTGGAATGGATTTTGATTTGAGAAGATTCGATACTATGGAGCTTTAGAGGAGGAGAAAGATATGGACGAGCTGATTCGGAGGGTTGACGTGGCGCGGCCGCTCCTGGAGAAATACCGGGAAGCGAAGCGGCAAGCGGAGAGGGCTCTGAAGCTGAGGAACCTGGGCTCTTGTCTTGCATTCCGGTCAGATATGGAGACTTTGAGCGCGTGCATCCAGATTGCCGTTGAAGCCCCGGCCATGGGAGAAGACGGCAGGGAAATTCTGCTGGATGCGCTGGAACACTACGGAGAGCGCGCCCAGGTGGACATGATGCTGGAGGAGATGGCGGAGCTGTCCAAAGCACTGCTGAAACTGCGGAGGGCGCAGAAGTTCCGTGAACCGGGCCAGTGGCTTCTCATGGAGGATGTGGCGGAAGAGATCGCGGATGTGCAGATCGTCCTGGACCAGATGAAGATGCTGTACCCTATGTGGGATGGCTTTCGGCGCAAAAAGTTGCAGCGGCTGGAGGAGCGGATCGAGAAAGAGAGGCAGGCGGATGCAGACGAAGGAAGAACTGCTGGAGATCGAGCAGCGGTTGCTGGTGGAGATGGGCCGTCGATACGGTGCCCACCTGGAGAAGGCGGCAGCGGCGCGGCGGGCCCGGTCCAGGGAGAGAGCGAGGCGGGCACGTGAAGCGGCGCTCCAGGGAATACGAACGGCTGGCGGCGCTGGCGGCGGAGGCCAAGCGCCGCGGGCTCTCCTACGGCCAGCTGATGGCCGGCACAACGGAGTATGAGCGAAACCAGATCGTGCAGAAAAGGCGGAAAACATAAACGAAAGGAGGTGCCGCGGGTGTTTCGGTACAAGAAGTCCATTCCGGTGAGCTATGAGCGGCAGGGATACATCTACTTCACTTCCCTGCTTTACTGGGAGTTACCGAAGCGAACACAGGAGAAGATCCTGAATTTGTGCATCGCCGCCGGGAAAGAAAACTACCAGGCGCTGTTCGAGTTCGTGACAACGGACGCGGGCGCGCAGGCGGTCTGCCTGCGGCACCACCTCTCCCCCTCTACGTTGGAACGCGCCGTGCGGAGATACTACGAGGCGTTCCCACGGAAGATTTGATATGCAGGCGACCGGGGCCCACTCCGGGCGTCTGCGTCCTCTTCTTATCTATGACCAAAACCCGGTAAGGGTCACGCCTGCTGCGGCGGGTGCTCCGAAGATCAAGGGGACCCCGCTGCGCCCCGCGCAGTGGGGAGAGGAGACGCAAGGGAGCGGGCATCGTTTTCGCCGCAGGCGGAAACGGAGCCGAGCGGACTTTGCGGCGACGAGGTGAGCCGGGCCACCTCCCCTGCCGTCTGTGTTGACTGCTGCGTTCCTACGTGGAGAGAACGGCGGCGGGGGAATTGGGGAACCCCACCGCGCCCCGCGCGGCGGGGAGAGGACGAGCGCCCAAGCCCCGAAGGGGCGCGGAAGTGCCCTTGGGGCGCAACGGAGCGGTGCGAGGTCTCGCCATTCGGCGGGACCGAGCGGAGCGAAGTTTGTGAGGACGATATGCCGCACGAGCGCATCAGCCTACATATCAGGGCCGGAGGGTCGCGCCCTCCATGCGGCAAGCAACCCGCCCGCTGCAGCGGCGGGGCGCGGCAGGGCTTCGGGAACGCTTACGTCTGCCGCAGATCAAAGCGCCGGAGAATGAGCCCATGACTCCTGAACTGGGCTTCGGGCCAGCGGACAGCCTGTACAAAACCCGAAAGATACCCGGTAAGCCGGGTATATGTCCTGCCGCGGGCGCATGAGCCGGGCGGGGCCTGTGAAACGAGATTCCGGTTTAAGTCACATCAAAAAGCCACAAACGCCCTGGCCGCCAGTACACGAGCACTGAGGTCCTCCGAAGTGGAGGGGAGCCAAAATGTGCCGCCGTCAATGCTGGGGACGGCACCAACGAGGGGCCCTGCGTAGACGATCAGACGAAAAGGCTTTCCGGATCATATACATATTAACATTCGCGCGCACGCGCGAATGTGGGCTTGGTAAGGGCCTAAGTTTTCGACAATAAACCATAATAAAGCGGAGGGAGGCATCTCCTTGGAAGGTTACTGGATCGTCCGGACGTATGAGGCAGGCAACGTGGGAGAAAAAACAAAATTTTTCGTCCCCGGTGCCCGCCCCACGAGATCACAGCGCCGCCTGCGGGACGCCGCCCGGAAACAGGCACAGAACGAGTACAGCGCGGAGAAGGCGCTGGCCCGCCTGCTCAACGCGAACTTCACAGAGGGCGACCTGCTGGTGGGCCTGGACTATTCGGACGATGGACTGGCGCGGCTGGAGGCCTGGGCTCTCCGGCAGGGCCTGCCCATGGAGACCGAGGAAGAGCGGCTGGACACTATGCGGGCGGCGGCAGAGCACGAGCTGCAGCTGATGATCCGGCGGGTGAAGCGGGAGCTGGACAAGCTGGGGCTCCCGCTGCGGTACGTGGCCGTCACCTCCGACATGGACGGAGACACCGGGGAGACGGTACGGGTGCATCATCACTTGGTAGTAGACCGGGCGGTGCGGGACGTGTTCGTGGAAAAGTGGGCGGGCCTGGGCGGCGTGGACTGGAAGCCGCTCTCCCCGCAGATGGACTACACGCCCCTGGCCTCCTACCTGATCCGGCAGGTGCGGCGGGTGCCGGATCACAAGAAGTACATCTCCAGCAGGAATCTGCTCCGGGTGGAGCCGAAGGACCGGATCGCCATGAGCGAGGCGGAGGTCCGGGTGCCGAAGGGCGGCGTGCTGCTGTTTCGGGAGGCGTACCACCCCGGCCTGTCCCAGTACATCCGGTACATCCTGCCGGAGAACCGGCGGAAGCGGCCGCCTGGAAGGACGGGAAAAACGGAATAGGCGGCGGAGGCCCGGGAATTTTCCTCGGGCCTGAAAGCCGTGGAATTTTTCGACACGACGACGCGCGCACGGGGGCGGGTATGCTCTCGCACGCGCGTACACGCGCGCACCTGCGCGCGCGAGGGGGCAATGCACCTGTATCCTTTGCAGGACAAGGGATACAGGCGTTTTTTCACGCCCAAAAAGTTGACGGTTCGACGCATGGTCACCCTGTTATACTGGTACTAGAGACCAGGGCCGAAAGGGGGCGGCCAAGATGCCAAAACGGGGAGCCCCACCGCGCCCCGCGCGGCGGGGAAAGGACGAGGCCCGGAGCGAACGAGCCCTGCCGCTTGCGGCGGGGCGAGAGATGCGGAGGTGACGAGGACGTGGGAAGGCCCAGGAAGTACACGCCGCGGACGCTGCGAACGGCGGTGGATGAATATTTCCGCTACCACAGCCGGACCGTCACGCTGCGGGAGCAGGTGAACACCGGGCAGAAAGACGGCTGGGGACACTGGGTCTTTGAACTGCGGGACGTGACCAACGACGCCGGGGACCCGGTGAAGGTCCGGGAGTTCGTGGTCCCGCCGACGGTGGGCGGACTCTGCCGGCACCTGGGCATCCACAGGTCCACGTGGGCGGATTACTGCGACCCGGAAAAACATCCGGAGCTGCAGGAAGTGACGGCCTACGCCAGGGAGACCATGGAGGCGTTCCTGGAAGATGCGCTGCTCACCAGAAGCGGCAAGGAGCTAAAGGGCGTGATCTTCTCCCTGCAGAACAACTACGGCTACACCGAGCGCAAGGAAGTGGAGCTGGGGCCGCGGGCCAGAAAGGCCGTGACCGCGGCGGCCATCCCCATGGAAGAGCGGGAGGCGCTTTTGCGGGAGATGGTGCAGGAGTTCACCCAGGAGGCGGCAGATGGACCGGCAGGAGAAGGTTGAGCGGTATCTGAGCACCGCCATGTGGTGGAAGGGCCTGCGGGAGACCAACAACGAGGCCTTCCTGCCCCTGTTCTTCGACCAGCACCGCTATCTGGTTCTAAAAGGCGGCGGCGGAAGCGGAAAGAGCATCTTCGTCGGCCGGAAGGTTCTGGAGCGGGTCACCAGCGAGCCGGGACACCGCTGGCTGGTGACGCGGAAGGTGGCGCGGACGCTGCGGGACAGCTGCTTTGCGCAGCTGCGGGGTCAGATCGCCGAGCATTACCCGGACGCCGGCGCCAAGATCAACAAGGGCGACCTGTGGATCGGGTTCCCCAACGGTAGCGAGATTCTGTTCGCGGGTCTGGACGATGTAGAAAAGCTGAAATCCATCTACGACATCACCGGGATCTGGATTGAGGAGGCGTCGGAGCTGGAGGAAGGCGACTTCAACCAGCTGGACATCCGCCTGCGGACGGTCTTTCCCTACTACCTGCAGATGATCCTGTCCTTCAACCCCATCTCTATCACTCACTGGCTGAAAAAGCGGTTCTTCGATATGCCGGACCCGCGGGCCCGGGTACATGAGAGCACCTACAGGGACAACCGCTTTCTCACGGACGAGGCGGTAAAGACCCTGGAGGGGTTCCGGGACAAGGACGAATATTACTACATGGTCTACTGCCTGGGCCAATGGGGCGTGACGGGCAAGACCGTGTTCGACGGAAAGGCGGTCAGCGAGCGCCTGACGCGGATCCCGAAACCGGAGGCCCGGGGCGCCTTCGCCTACGACGCAGCGGAGGATGGCGTCCACATCGGGAACATCCGGTGGGAGGACGATGCGCAAGGCCCTGTGAAGGTCTACAAGAAGCCGGCGCCGGGGCGGCCCTACGTCATCGGCGCGGACACCGCGGGAGACGGCAGTGACTGGTTTGTGGGACAGGTGCTGGACAACGTGTCCGGAGAGCAGGTGGCCGTGCTGCGGCACCAGTACGACGAGGACACCTTCTCCCGGCAGATGTACTGCCTTGGCAAGTGGTACAACGACGCCATGCTGGCGCCGGAGGCCAACTTCTCCACGTACCCGGTGAAACTGCTGGACCTGATGGGCTACCGGAACCTGTACGTCCGGGAGATCGAGGACACCTTCGACGGGACCATCCGCCACGCATACGGATTCCGAACGGACCGGCTGACGCGGCCGGTCATCATCTCGGAACTGATCCGGGTGATGCGGGAGCATCTGGAGACCGTCAACGACGAGGACACTCTGCTGGAGATGCTGACGTTTGTGCGGGACGAGAAGCAGCGAGCGGCGGCGGAGCCGGGTGCCCATGACGACTGTGTGATGGCGCTGGCCATTGCTCACTACGTCCGGCCGCAGCAGACCATGGAAGTGAAGCGGACCGCGGCGGCGGGGACTGCTGCATGGACGCAGGATATGTGGGACGACTTTGAGCGGGCAGCCCCCCAGGAGCGGGAAATGCTTCTGCAAAAGTGGGGGACGCCCCGGTAAGTCCACATGGCCGCCGGCGGAAAAGTGAGAGGTACGGAGCTTGTAACAACGAAGGAGTGCTGAGATATGCCCAAAGAAAGAAAGGCCGCAGTCAAGCCGGCAAAGCTGGATGTCTGGCAGAAGCGGCTGGCGGACAGCGATGTGGCCTGGAAGGCCCAAATGACAAAAATGGACCGGCGGGAGCACCTGTACAGCGGGGACCGGGAGCTTCGCGCTTTGACAAAGGGGGACGAGGGGCAGAAAGCCCCCCATATCCGGAATATCGTCTTTGAGAACATCGAAAGCCAGGTGTCCTCCGCCATTCCCTCCCCCAAGGTCACGCCGCGGCGGAAGGAGGACGAGGCTCTGGCGGCCAAGATCGAGCACTGGCTGCGCTGCGAGCTGGACCGCCTGCCCTTTGAGACCATCAACGACCAGGCGGAGCGGACGGTCCCCATCCAGGGCGGTGTAGGCTTCCTGGTGGCCTGGGACAACCGAAAGCGGACCCACGACACGGTAGGCGAAGAGGAAGTTGCCTTTCTCCACCCCAAGCAGTTCGCGCCCCAGCCGGGGATTTACACCGGCATTCAGGACATGGACTGGTTCATCGTCCGGCAGCCCACCACGAAGGAGAACATCCGGCGGCGGTATGACGTGAACGTGGAGGACGAGGGCGAGCAGGAGCCCCAGGTGCGGGGAACCGGGGACGAGGACACGGCGGACGACGCCGTGACGATGTACATCGGCTACGCCAAAAACGACCGGGGCGGGATCGACCGCTACGTGTGGGTCAACGACATCGAGCTGGAGGACCTAGAGAACTACCAGGCGCGGCGGGTGCCGGTCTGTGCCCATTGCGGCCGGGTGCGCCCCCTCCCCGGGCAGGTCATCCAGAACCGGCAGGCCGTGGTGGAGACAGCGGAGCAGGACGCCGTGGAAGCGGAGCAGGACATCGTGGCAGCGGAGACCAGGAAGCAGATCGCGGGCCGGGCCCTGGCCATGCAGCTGGCACAGGATGTGGCGGCCGGTCTCGGCGGAGGTCTGGAGACCCTGGCAGCGGAAGGAGCGGCCGCGGAGCCGGAAGATCAGCGGCTTCGGTACGACGGCGAGGGACCCTGCCCGTGGTGCGGGAGCACGAACTGGACCACCAAAGAGCAGGAATACGAAGAGGTGACCCTGCCCATCGCCAACAGCTCCGGTCTGGTGATTCCGGGAGCGCAGCCGGAGATTGACGAGAATGGCCGGTCGGTCATGCGGCCTACCAAAATTCCCTTCTACCGGCCGGACGTGTTCCCGGTGGTATTGCAGAAGAGCGTGAGCGTCTATGGCCAACTGCTGGGAAACAGTGACGTGGACGTGATCGAGGACCAGCAGAACACCACCAACCGCATGGAAAAGAAGATCATTGACCGTCTGGTGAAGGCTGGGACCCGGATCACGCTGCCGGCCAAAGCGACGCTGCGGACGGACCCGGTAGACGGAGAACGCTGGTTCCTGGATTCCCCGGCCGACAAGGCCATGATCGACGTGTACCAGTTTTCCGGAGACCTGCAGTACGAGCTGACGTACCTGGCGACGGTCTATGAAGAAGCCCGGCAGATTTTGGGCATCACGGATTCCTTCCAGGGCCGGACGGACCCCACGGCCACCAGCGGAAAGGCCAAGGAGTTTTCTGCCGCACAAGCGGCGGGACGTCTGGAGAGCAAGCGGACCATGAAGCAGGCGGCATACGCCCAACTGTTCGAGCTGATGTTCAAGTTCTGGCTGGCGTACAGCGACGAGCCCCGGCCCATCAGCTACAAGGACAACGAGGGGAACACGGTCTACGAAGAGATCAGCCGGTACGACTTCCTGAAGCAGGACAAGGACGGCCAGTATTATTGGGAAGACCAGTTCCTGTTCGGCTGTGACGACTCCGCCCCTCTGGCCTCCAACCGGGAGGCCATGTGGCAGGAGACCCGGATGAACCTGCAGACGGGGGCATTCGGCGATCCCAGCAGCACGGAGACGCTGATTCTGTTTTGGAGCAAAATGGAAGAGCTGCATTATCCGGGAGCCGGAGAAACCAAGAAGTATCTGGAAAAGCGGCTGCAGCAGGAACAGCAGCGGGCCGCCCAGGCCCAGCAGATGCAGATACAGCTCCAACTGCTTGCCATGCAAAACCAGCAGCGTGGACAGCAGCTCGGAGCCGTTGCGGCCAACCAAAGCAATCAAGCGCCGACGGGCGCGTGATATACGCAAGTCAACGCGGGAAAATGACAAATAACGTCGGGGCGATGACGAGGAAAGGAGGCGGCACCTATGAAGAACGGCGGCAAGAGCGGCGGCTTCGGCTACGTGGGCCGGATCAAGAACTCCGGGGCCCAGGTGGTACAGGCCCCCATCCAGACCACCGTGTCCAAGAAGGGCACAGTGAAGACGGGCAACGACCTCCGGATCGGCAAGAAGTAACGGAGATCGAATAATCCGGGGCCGGGAGCGGCCCACCATTACGCAAGCCAACAGCGGGAAAATGGCAGCCGGCCAGAGGCCGGAATGGAGGCCTTATGGCTGGATTTGAAGAGAGTGATCTGTACGCTGCGTTTGGGCTGGAGCAGCCCGCAGGCGGGAACGAACCGGGAGCCGCCGAACCGGGAGCGCAGGAAGGACAGGCACAGGGCACAGAGCCCGGAACGGGCGAAGCCCAGGAGCCGGCGCAGACCCAGGAGCAGGACCCCTCCCGGGATCAGGGAAATGGTGGAGCTCAGGGCGGCGCCGGCGGTGCCGGGGACGTTTCCGGAGCGTCCCAGGCAGAGGGCGGGCAGGAAGGAGAGCCCGCCCAGCAGACCAAGGAGCAGCGGGCGGAGAATGCAGCCCGCCGGCGGCGGGAAGAGCAGCAGGCCGCCGTGAAAAAGGCGGTGGAGGACGAGAGGGCCAGAACCAAAGGGCAGATGGATGCCTTCTTTGCCAAGGCGGGGATGAAAAACACCGTCACGGGCAAGCCCATCACCACCCTGGAGGAGTTCGACGCCTGGCGGGCGGACTATGACGCCGCCAAGCTGCAGAAGGACCTGAAGGCCGGGAAGCTGACGCCGGAGGCCCTGCGGTCCGCGGTGGAGCAGACGCCGGCGATCCAGGCGCTGAAAAAGCAGCAGGAGCAGCAGGCGGCGGCGGACGAGCAGCGCAGGCAGGCAGAGGCCCAGGCCAGGGTAAATGCCGAGCTTGCGGAGATCCACAAGCTGGACCCCACCATCAACACGGTGGAAGACCTGCTCTCCATGCCCGGCGCCAAGGCATTTTATGACCTGGTGCGCAAGGGCAACAGCTTCCTGGATGCCTACCGGCTGGCTAACTTTGACCGTCTGACTACCGCCCGGGCGGAAGCAGCCCGGCAGCAGGCCCTGAACAACGCCCGCGGAAAGGACCACCTGACCGGCACCGGGACTCCCCAGGGGACCGGGGCGGCCACGGTGCCGCCGGATGTGAAGGCGGAGTACCTGGCTTTCAATCCAGACGCCACGGATGCGGAAATCCAGAAGCACTACAACAGGTACATGGAAAAACAACGGAAGGAGTAAGGTTTTTATGGCTTTTCTGATTCAGCAGGTAGACGGCGGGCGGGTGCCCGGCATCGAGTACCTGCCATGCGGGGCCATCACACCGAGGATCGGCATGGCCCTGATCCAGAGCGGCGGAAACCTGGCTGTCGCCAGCGGAACGACTGCACCCACCTATGTGAGCATGATCGAGAAGGAGACGCCCTGCACGGTGGGGGACATCATCCCCGTTATGCGGGTGCTGCCCGACATGATGTTTGAGACCACCTTCCAGGCGGCGGCCTCCAGTGTGAAGCTGGGCGACAAGGTGACGCTGCACACCGACGGCCTGCAGGTGACGGCCACCACGGCAAGCGGTGTGGCCGAAGTGGTGGGCATGGACGGCACCGCCGCAGGCGACAGAGTGCGGGTACGCTTCCCTGCTGTGGTCAACATCACCCAGAGCGGCGGGGGCGGCTGATCCGCCGCAGGAATCACCAAGGAAAGGAGACAATCATCGTATGGCACATATCACTTTTACGGAAGGGAGCGGCCTGCAGGACAGCATCTTCGGCAAGTCCCAGGCCCCCATCCGGATGTTCCTGGAAAAGCGGGGCGAGTCCTTTGAACAGAAGTCTATGATTCAAGAGCTGTTCACTGTGGGCACAAGCAAGCACTGGGGTGAGAAGTTCACCACCATGACCGCCATGGAGGGCTTCCAGCCCGTGGGCGAGAACGGCGAGTACCCCGTGGACGGGATGCAGGAGGGCTTCGACAAGTTCCTGGAGCACATGACCTGGAAGAACAGCTTCTCCTTGTCCCGTGAGATCGTGGAAGACTCCAAGCTCATGGACTTGAAAAAGCAGCCTGCCGCTTTCGTGGCTGGTTACTACCGGACCCGCGAGCGGTTCGGCGCCGCCCTCTTCGGCGCGGCCATCACCAAGGCCGCCAGCATGAAGTTCTACGGGAAGACCTTCGACGCCAAATGCGCGGACGGCAAGGGCCTGTTCGACACAGCCCATCCCTCCAAGATGGGCAAGGCAACCCAGTGTAACCAGTTCTCCGACGCCTTCAGTGTGGACGCCCTCTCCGCTGTGGAGACGGAGATGCAGGGCTTCATGGGAGACAACGGGGAAATTCTGGACGTTGCCCCGGACACCATCCTGATCCCCAATGACTACCAGCTGAAGCGGGACGTGTTCGCCGCCGTGGGCGCGGACAAGGATCCGGACACCTCCAACAACGGGTTCAACTACCAGTTCGGGCGGTGGAAGATCATTGTGTGGCCGTACCTGAACCAGTTCATCACCAAGAGCACGAAGCCCTGGGTGCTGGGAGACAGCAGGTACAACGAGGAATACGGCAGTGCGGTGTGGCTTGACCGCGTACAGCTGGAGGTGCGCAGCGAGCTTGCCGGCAACGACGCCAACGTATGGAAGGGCTACGCTCGGTTTATCGCGGGATTCAATGACTGGCGCGGATTCGCGGTGGGCGGCGTGAGCGGCGGCACTGAGCTGACCGGCGCGGCCTGAAATGCCGGGAAAACGGCGGCCTGAAGTGGAAGGGGGCCTCCGCGCCCCCTCCCGCTTATCACGACAGAAAGGGACATGCCATGAAGGTCTGCGTGTACGCCATTGCCAGGAATGAAGAACAATTTGTGGACCGCTGGATGGACTCCATGGCAGAGGCGGACTGGGTGTGCGTCCTGGACACCGGGAGCACGGACCGGACCGTGGAAAAGCTGGCGGACCGGGGCGCGATCGTGCGGCAGGAGATCATCTCCCCCTGGCGCTTTGACGCGGCCCGCAACCGCTCCATGGATCTGATCCCGCCGGGCACAGACGTCTGCGTGTGCACGGACCTGGACGAGGTATTCCGGCCCGGCTGGCGGAAGCTGCTGGAGAATGTCTGGGAGCCGGGAACGGAACAGCTCCGGTACATCTATATCTGGAGCTTCGGCCCCGGCGGGACGCCGGGCACTACGTTTTTACAGGAAAAGGTCCACACGCCCGGCGTGTTCCAGTGGCATCATCCGGTACATGAGGTGCTGCGGAGGACAGACGGGCAGCGCACCTGGAAGACAGCGGTATGTCCGGAGATCGTGCTGGAGCACTATCCGGACCCGAAGAAAAGCCGGGCGGAGTATCTGCCGCTGCTGGAGCTCTCCGTCCGGGAGGACCCGGAGGACGACCGGAACGCCCACTACCTGGGGCGGGAGTATATGTTCCACGGACTGTACGCGGAGGCCATCCCGGTGCTGAAGCGCCACCTGGAAATGCCCGGAGCCGTGTGGCAGCCGGAGCGGTGCGCCTCCATGCGCTTTCTCTCCCGGTGCTATCTGTCTATGGGCGACAGGCGGCAGGGCATGGTGTGGGCGCTGCGGGCCATCGCAGAGGCACCGGAGCTGCGGGAGCCCTGGGTACAGGCGCAGGAGGCTGCCTACGCGGCGGAGGACTGGGAGGGCGTGGTCTACTACGGCCGGCGGGCCGTGGACATCACCGAACGGTCCGGCTTCTATATCAACGAGGACAGGGCCTGGGGCGCCTATCCCTGGGACGCCATGGCGTATGCCTGCTACCGGATCGGGGATCTGCGGGCGGCAGGAGCATACGGAGAGCAGGCGCTGCTGGAGGAACCGGACAACCCGCGGCTGCTGGAGAACATGCGCTTCTATGTGGGAAACAAGGGAGGCGGATACGAATGAAGGTCAAGGATGCCATCGCGGCGGCGGATGCCGTGAAACCCAACGCTTTCAGCGAGGAGACGAAGTTCCAGTGGCTGCGCCGCATGGAAGGCTGCCTGCAGGCGGAGGTCTTTTTGATGGCGCCGGCGCAGATCCGGGAGCTGGACTTGCAATATCCGGCGGATATGGACCGGGAGCTGTTGGTGGATCCTCCCTAC